TATCCTCTTCTTTCATTTCGCTTATCTCATCAGCACTTCCACGTGCCTCTGCCTTAGCGGCTTCTCCCAAGACATTCGGTAAATCAAGCACACGCTTGTACCCTTCGATCTCACCTTGGTATCTTCCAATTATTAACATGTCAGGTGCTGATGAAAGGTCATCCTGCGCACCAGTAATCATCTCCTCTATGGAGTGTTTAATCTGTAACCATATGAAGTTATCTTTATCAAACTTCTCATAGTCATAAGCGGTTCTATCGTTACTCAAACCTTCGTTCCTTCCTCGACTAAGTTACCCAATTCAACCTGCCTTGCAACATCTTCATCTGACTGCACTGCGGCTTTCTTAACTGTAAATTGTTCAACATTCTTCGCACCAAGGTTACGAGCGATATGTTTAAATACTTTAACACTATCAATACCTTGTTTCAGTATAGGGTCCTGATTAACCATCTGCATTAACTGAACCCAAGCCTCTGGTGACTCACCACCTGGCATACTCCCATCAGACACCTCAACGTCAAGGTCAATGTTGATATCATTAGGTGTGATCTGTGCAAACTCTTCTGCACCATATGTCGCTGCGAGGTCGTCACGATAACGCCCAGCAAGACGCACAAATGTATCTTGTGTCATTAACTGTTGTGTTTGTTTAGCGACAATGTAACCTATCTGTTGCATACTCTGCATGCTAATGATTTGAGCTGTCTTCTCAAGACGTGATAGTGCGTTACGATTAGCTGTACTTGCCTCAGTTGCAGATGTACGTTCACCACCTTGTATGACACCCTTCAGGATATCAGCACCACCAGTTGTCTCTTGTATCATGTTCATGAGGAAGGCAGCGTCGTTGATGTTACCCTTTGTAATGTCACTTATGTTTAGTTGCTTGACAACGTCAGAAACACCACGACCCCAGCCTCGTTTCCTCAATCTAATAATCTTCCCAGGTTCTGGGTTATTAAGATCATCTACATTAACCAACATAGGATCAACAATCAGCATGTCATTGACCGCTTTACGTACGTTCGCTATGTGACTGTTGATTACAAAATCTACAACCTTCTGCATCGGGTTGATAAGTTCCATGCGGCTGATGGGACTACTGCTATATCCATCACTGTCGGGCGCACAAGCACCAACAGGATAAAGACCGTGGTCAAGACCTGCAGGTTCCGCTTTGATTACAACACTGTCACCAGCTACACCGAACATCCACTTCTCAGGATTCGTCTCTTTACCTAATCCCCACTCCTCGGGAATAATGTTGATATACATATAGATAATATCAAATGGGCGAGTAATAGTACCGACAGGACTCCTGCTACTACTAAATGACTTACTGTCTTCATCATGATACACACTAAATGCTGACTGTCCTCCGCCCAGTTGGTCAAGGTACTTAACATTGAATAAATCTCCTCCGTTAACTTGATCTCTTCCAGTCAGATTAGTAAAGTTATCATTATCTGACCATCCGAAGAACTCACCCTTCTGTATATCCTCAATGGATACATTAGGGTCAGCAAGTGTCCTATAAGGACGTATATTAATCAGCTCATTACCTTCACGTATCAAGGTACGTTCGCTTGTATCCTGTGTACCTGTACTGCGCCACAATCCAGAGACAAGTGATAGGAACCCTTGGTCCTCTGTTCTATTCCTAACTGCATAATGTTCAGTCCATACAGGTGCTACAACACCGAAGCCGTATGCAAAGCTATCACGCCACTGTGTATGCAACCTGAGGCCTGCATGACTCTGCATCATCTGACGCTGTACCAACAACTCCATCAGTTTCGCACCAATGTCATCTTCTGGTCCCACAGGTAAATAACGAAAGATGTTATCACCGAGGAACGCTTTGGTCATGTATGTTAGTACAGTCTCCATGTTGGCATAAGAAGTCGGTATAACAATACTATTAGTTTTATCACCTGCATTATCCTCATCCTTTAATGTCTCAGGCGCAACATACGCACAGAGTGAACGATCGACATCTTCCCAAGCATCAAATCTTTGACTTACTTGACTGAACGCTTCCTGCGCACGTGTCAACACTTGATTCAAGATAAAGTCATGGTCCTTAGCACCAGGCTTCAGCTTCATCTTCTCTGGATACGTGTACTTATGTGTAACGCTACCAAAACCATCTGGTACGTTCGATTCCCTGTTACCTACAAATGTAGTTGCCATAATTATCCTGTGTCCAATTTTTCAACAAAGCATCAAATGATACGAAAGCTTTGTAACGGTTCTTCGCTGTCAAATCTACCAATTTCATCCATCTCTGCTTGAATAGTCTCACTACTATCATAATCACCCATATCCCTTAAGCCGAACTCCATCTGACCTTCAGCCATAAGTTTAGTGATATAACCTGCAGCATCACTTACATCAACAAGCTTAGCTCGTGGCGCTGCTAACAACTGCCCTTTAAGCCGCTCGCACATACCTTTATTAAAGCGCATCCTCTTCTGTCTACTGTATGACACAAGGGACATAATCCGATCTTCCTTCTTACCTGTTGCATGCAATTCAATGAACTCACCTTTCCAACCACGTGTCGCAAGATGGTCCTTCATTGGCTGAGTAATGAACTCATGCAAGGAGGTAACCTCAACTGCAATGACATCTGCATTAATCCTGATAGCCATATCCGCAGTCATATCATAAAGCTCATCTGGGTGAATCTTCAATCCCAGAGTTTGTCGCCACCACAATAGGTTCTGTTCCGTATCAACTGATACACCTACAATGGCAGATTCAGCACTGTGCATGGTCACAGTCTTCGCAGGGTCAACAATCACTGCGGTAGGCAAATGCCCTCTTGCATGGAAATCATCAAGTGGGTCATTCTCATCATAGTCAGTCCAGTCACCTGCATCATAACCATTAAGGCCATCTGCACCTGCAAGGTTCCTATACTCTCTATAAAAAACATCAAGCATGTTAAGGCGGTTATGTTCATCATATTCCTCTTGAACTTCCTTGTCACTGATGAACTGAGGCCAGTTACTGACATTCTTCTCATCACACAACTCAAGCATTTCGCTTTCCCAGTCAGGACTCTCCAGTAGGTTATTCAAAAGGCTATCCTCATGGAGTATAGTGCCGATTACGAATATCCTCCAAGGCTTGTGCCTAGGGATTGCCTTCAACAGGTCTGCATAGAACCACTTAAGCTTCTTCTTCCTCTGTTCCTCACTATCCATCTTCTGAGGGTCTTCAAGGTCATCAACAATAATGAAGTCAGGTCTCATTCCGTAATAGTTCAATCCACGTATCTGTTGACCTGCACCCCTTGGCATTACGCCAGTTCCTGGGAAGCGTTGCCCCTCAAAGTTAGCGGCAGTCCAAAGTTCCTTATTGAATGGATACTCTGCAGATTCCATGTTACCAAAGAGACCTTTGATAATTGGATTACTCCTAAGTTCCCACTTCAATGACTCAGACTGCATCACTGCAGAGGATGCCGTTGCACTGACAGGGACAATGAACTTGCTCTCCCGATACAACAACTCAGTTGCAGGGAGGGCAATGTTCACTATACTTGTTTTACCGATGCCACGAGGCGCTGCAATAGCACCCTTCTTAACACCACTCTTAATCATATCAAAAATCTTATCATGAATAGCCTCACTGAAAGGCAATTCAAAACGCTCAGGAAACAATGTCTTACATGCAAACTTCCTGTCGTTCATACACTCATAGGCGATTTCCTTGAGCTCCGCCTTTGACGCTGAGGATATATCCATAGGTTACTTCTTCACCAACGATTCACCTCTGCTATTGAGGCCAGCAACAAATGCAAGAGGTATCTGTGCAATCACACGGAAGATACCACCAATGAATTTAATGACGAAGGGTTCAAACCAGTTCTCCCACGCATAACCTAATCCCTTAACCTTCAGGATTGCGTCGTTCAAACCTTGTGCAATACCATACACAGTCACATAAGTGGCACGTTCATATGTCTTCCAGTCAAGCTCCTTAAGTGCCCAACCAATGGCAGGTAGTACTACGATTGTTCCGATGTAGTTCAACACTGTTTCTGTCAAACCTGTTTGAGCCGCAACCCAAGCTATTAAATCACCGTACATTTCATTCTCCTGTTCTGACGAAAACGTCTTCTTTTATCAGCCTTTCAAGTTCCTCTTTTCTATGACCAGAGTAACCATTGCCAATACTTGTCTCTAATGCTTTGTCCATAGCACGCACTTCAAAATGTGTATGCTTCTGACGATTCTTCACAACACGTATCTCTTTCGCTATCCATCCACCAATGCCGACTGCGCCCACAGATGCCACCGTTGACACTGCGGTTACTACTAATTGTATTGCTAACAGTTCCATCCCAGCTCCAAACGTATGCTTCGTTTAATTTTTCAACGAAGCGGTTTATAACAACTCTAACAGTTTAGCAATAGTATCATCGCCCTTATAACTTACCCCAACCATATCACAAAAGCGTTGAATATCAATCTTCTTCCACCCTTTACCAGGCTTCGGCACACCACGACCTAATAGGTCCTTATATTCAAATGTCTGTGCAGGTGGTGGTGGGTCAGGAAGAAAGGTAACACCATCACCCAGCTGTCCTAACACACGACCTGCATTATCTTTAAGCTGACCACCGACAAAATCTACGTCAATGGTACGACCAAACTTTAATACTTGCATAATGTTACCTCTATTCTGTTAAACATCAATTAGATACGCATCCATCGCACCGATGGCTATAGAATCATTTACGCTCGCAGTTACTTGAAACTTTATAATTCCTGGACCTGAGAAACTCTTAGGAGGGTCATATGTATGTATCCAAGGGTTAAGTCCTTTGTTTATTGAAAAATTCTCTTTGTTTGTCCAAGCTGTATTATCAACAACATTAGTTGCAGGGTCAGACATATATAGTATCTCTCCCTCAGCCCTAACAGCTGATGGAGTGTTCTTAACAACTTGAGAAAGAAACTTCTTAACCTGAAGTGTCTGTAAAGATGACCAACCATATATCATCATCTGCGTTTGGTTCTGCCCTACCAGTATAGCTGCTGTGATGGTACCATCAGTAGTTGCTGTTGCAGTGATGTTACCTGCATTGACACCACCAGTACCCCACGTTAAACCTTTCATTCTGTGAATGATAACATAGGAGTTGACTGTTGTACTACCCATATTGACAACTTCACTTGTTTCCTTAGCTGTCCAACTTGTCAACCCATATACCTGTACTGTGCGCATACCAGTGCCAGCTACAAAATCAGTACCACTTACACTTGATGCAATCGCGTGGGTACGGGCAGCTAATGGCGGAACCCAGATATCTGTTGACAATGCTCCGTTGGCACCATCCCAAAGGTCAGTTAGAACACCACTATCACAGTCAATCGCCTCACCAAACTTATTAACTTTGGTAGCACCAGGTACGAGACCCATCGCCACTTCAACGCCATAATCCTTTACCCTGTCTGGTCCTGTGATATACATTAGAAGTACGCCGTAACTGTTAGATTCGCATCAACTGCATCATTACGGATGATTTGAATGGTATCAATCTCTTCCCACAAATCTAACACAAGATACTTATTTGCAACAATAGGGTATCCAAATGGTGTTGCTGGGACAGGCGCAACACCATATGCTATACGTATATCAGCAGTCTCAATGTATATGACAACAGTTGCTGCACGTGTACTTGATGACTGTCCTGAACTATACTTAATCGCATCAGCCAACACAGTTGCAACTGATGAACCAACGACAGCCATGGTTGTACCTGGTATCCCCTTTAAAGGTGGTATGTCAGCTATGTAACTCAAACAACCGCCAATACTGCGATAGCCATAGTGCCAAGTACATCACCTAATGAATCATACTCCCAACGCTCAACTGAACCATAGATTTTAATCATACCTTCAGTACCACCATCAACGATAAATTCAATGACCTCCCAGATCAATGCAAGGGTGAGGACAACCAACAGTGTGTATGTAACTGAAAGGAACTCAATTCCAATACGTGCACCTATGCCACCGAACAACATGTGGAACCAAATCCAGACATTACCGTTTAGTCCCCAATCAAGAAGATGTTGTAGGAAGTCCATCATCTACCACTGGTATTGATTCATCATCTTCAACAATAACATCTGCAATCAATGTGCCTTGGATGATCTCTTCAACAGAATGGCCGAAGAACAGTTTCTCATCTTTCCCGACAACACAGCCGTTATCATCAACAACTGCCTCATGTACTGTGCCATTATATTCAATCTTCATAACATCACCTCTTAACTTAGATCAATAGTTTTAATTACAAGTGCATCACTTCTTGCGATCTTAAGATCAACAAGGACATCA